TAGTAAACATACCGCTCATTTCACAATCTCCACTTTCTCCTGAATCACATATATGAGTACCACCTCTTTCTTGATTATAATGTAATTCCCACATATAACCACTTGCATTTGAATAAACAGTATGCACTAAATTATACTTCTCTCTAAACCATCTAAAAGCTTGTTGATAAAGTGGTGCTTTATAAGTTTTTCTATTATAATGTTCTTCTTTACCTATTATTGTTAATAGTGAAGGATTTGCGCCAAAACTACCATAGTATCCAAAACATTCTTCATTAAATCCTAATTCTTTTAAAGCTAATGCTTGTTCGTAAGGTGTAAATTCTTTTTCCATTTTATAATTTTTTTAAACGATTATAACATCTTATAATAATTTCCATTTCTTTTTCTAATTTACTATAAAAGAATCCAGGCCTATATCTACATAATAAAAATAAATAATCATTTATAGATTCTTTATACTTTTTTAAAAGTTTTTGTTTTTTAATTAATTTTTTTATATATTTTATCATATTTATTTATTTTAATTATTTATTTGCGGAGTGTGGGGAATTGAACCCCTTCCCACCATTACGTGCTGCCTTTACCAATCAGGCTACAACTCCTGCCATTAATAATTCCTACGTTTTTAAACTGCTTATTAATTATTTATTATTAGATCCAGTCATCAGTTGCTGGTGTTGCAACATTTGCAGGCGCTTCGTCTTGCTCAATAGCCTCCATAAGGTCATTATATTGAGGTTTAGCTGGATTACTTGTTCTTCGTAATTTAGATGGTGTGGCGCCTCCTTGTTCAACAAAGTCAAATATTTTATAAACTCCAAGATATTTCTTTGGAGTACCTAATGTACCGTAGGTTACAAAAACATTTACTTTAGCACCTTCACTATTCTTTTTAGAAACTTTCATACATAAATCGATAGCTTCTTTAGCATTACTAACTGCATCAAATACATAATCATTTCCCATAATAGCTCTAGTAATAGCCAAGGCTTTACTAACTTGCGTTTTAACTTGTTGCTCTGTCGCATCAGAACTTGGATAATAAATACCCATATTAACAGAACCATTTTCGTCAGTAAAATTGACTTTATAATCAGGTGCATTATCTGCATCTGTTGGCTGTTTTTTATCTATACTAATAGACACGTTTTCTACTTTCCCTGCTACTCCATTGTTAAAAATCGAAAAACTTTTCGATTTAAAATCTTCTCCATTCAGATTGAAATCACTCATATTATTTTATTATATTTTTTATTATTATTTAAAATTGGATTTTTTAAATACCCCCAGAATCCTAACTGTGCTAACCTACGATTTAGAGGACGTCCACGCCAACAATGACTATCCCGAAGGATTTGTTATTTCAAGTCAAGTCTGTAATTCCTGTCTTCGATCCTGTGTACTTTAGGCTTATTCTTTTAAAAATATTTTAGACCAATCTACCGTAATTTTTCCAGATTCATCAGAAGTAATTAACGCTATTTTTTTGTCTTTAAGGTGCTCACATCTTGAGCCACAAGTTATTGATTCAGACGGCATAAAGTTTACTAATGTTTCGTTATCTTCACGATACATATAACCTAACGCATCAACGTGTGCTGACAATATAGTGGCTGATTTACCAATAAGGTCTATACCACGCTCATTCATCTCTTTTCCGTCTTTTTCAAGCAATTTATCTTTCAGGTGAGAGATTATAATCAATGTTTCAAAACATTGCTTTAATTCATCTAAAACCATCCATAATGCTTTTCTTGTGTATTGATAACCGCCACCATTAGCTAAATCTAAAACATTATCTCCTTGGAAATTTCTTCCCTGAACTGTATTTTTATAAAGGCTTAAAGCTACTGGCATTACCATATCTTCTAAGACACTAATAGTGTCTATTGCTCCAAATTTATATACAAACCCTCCTTTAGCTTCATTAGCTTTTTTAAGTGAATCTATAACATTTTTAAGCACCTTTATTGGTGATAATTTTTCTTCTTCTGCTATTTTAATTACATCTATTTTAAGAGCATCTAAATAATCAGTACCTCCTTCTAAATCTATAATTAAACAATTTTCTAATTGAGAAATTGCGGTTGTTTTGCCTATTTTAGGCTTACCAAAAAGAATTATGCTTCTTGGATTTACTCTATTTGCTTTAACCATCTCGGTTGGCAATTTTATCATTCTTTATTTTTTAGTTTTCTAACCTAAAAAAGCTTTGCATATCGTCGTGGTATTTTTCAGAATTCCAATTTCTTAAATCGTTAATATTTTTTATTAATATTATTTGATCTTCAGTAGTTGTTATTCCGTGACCTCCGCCTTGAAACATTTCACTTTTTTGGTAATAATATATTAGCCTTTCTAACATATCTTTATATCCACTATTGTTTTTTATTTTAATATAATTATTAAGAAATAAAATATTTTTTTCTTTATAATTTTTACCATAAGCTGGATAATATTCAAATAAAATTCTAAATAATGTTGTAAATACTTTAATGTAAAATATATTTTTAAATCTAGTTAATTCGATTGTATCATCATCAATTATCTTTAGTTTTAAATCACATATTTTAGCTAATCTTTTAATATAAATCCTGGAATATTTACCAGTATCTTCAGTGAAAAAGTTACTCAATATTAATTTATCCTTGATATTTAAACTTTCTCTATATAATGATGAATAACAAACGTGATCTTTTTCTTTTCTTAAGATTTTTCCTTTTTCATCTTGTATTGAATATGTAACAAGATAATCTGATGATAGTTTTCTCATTTAATTTTTTTTAATATTTTTCATAAAATTATAAACTTTTTCTATTCCAGCTTTATTTTCTGGCTTTGGTAATTCTTTAAAATAATTAACTGCTCCATTGAAATATAGAGGGCATATTGTCCCAGCGCCTCCATCTCTAGCTGTAATTATTTCAAGAAATCTGATATTATCTTTAAATTCAGTAATATCATAACCCATATATTCAGGTATTTCATTACGATAAGGACTGAATAATCCAAAAGCTACATTAATATCTCTACTAGTTAATTTATTATCTCCTAAATTAGCTAAAGAAGGCCTTAACATTCCTGCTTTCTTATGCTCTATATTTTCACCAACCAATGCTTGTTGCTGAACAATTACTCCAATGTAATTAAACCTATTACGTAGTTTAATTAAGTAATCTGATGATAATACTGACATACTTTCGTGAAGACTTAAATGCACTCCATTTCGTTTCTCTGATGATATTAATCCAATATGGTCTATAATCGTTATTACATATTCATCAGGATCTTTTGGCTCATAATAATCCACTACTTTTGTAATATTACCATCTATATCAATATCTTTATAATGAATTTCCCCATTAGCCATTGCATAATCTCTTACTAATGTAAATATTCCAAAAGGATGTCTTACTGAATCTATAAATTCAACAACTTCTTCTATTTTATCAAAATATGGTTGATATTTTGTTATTATATCAAGATATTCTTGACTTAATGGTTTAGAATATTGTGTTGATTTTAATTCTTTAGGAGAAACAACTATACCTTCTTTCATATATAGTATATTTGAAAAGCAAGATAACATTTTCTCCTCTTTAGACATTTCTAATGTAAAATAGAATATTTTTAATCTAATATCTAAATTATTATCAATTACCTGCTGTATAACATTATATAAAAATAACCAATCGGTAATTTGTGTTTTGCCAACCTTAGTCGCAGCTGTTACTAAATATATCTTACCCTTTTCAATTCCTGGAGATTCTTCTTCAAATCTTGGTAAGCCCCAGGGGATACAATTTATTTTTCCGTCAAGTATCCTTTGACGTTTATCTTGAATACTTTTAAATGTTCTTAAAAATAATTCTCCTTTTTTATTCATTTATCGCCATAATTTATTAATTACGTTGACATTTTTTGTTTTATCTTTTTATTTTTTTATTATATTTATAATTTGTTTGAAATGTCATCATACATTCTTAAAGAATATCCATCAACTCCGATATTTTCGTAGTAGTTGCTTTCGCTATAGTTGGTAATATAGTAACCATTGCTGTTTTCCATATATTTAATCACAACTTTATTAATTTGCGTACACCAAACTAAAGCAATACATTTTTCTTCATCAATTATTTCTTTAATAATTTTTATTAAAGATTTCAAAGAAGTTAATCTAAATCTAGTTTTAACTATTAAATGTAGTTCACTAATACTTCTATATGCTGATTTATTGTCACATTGAATGTCTAAGCATTTTTCATCTCTATAAGTTATAACTCCTTTTTGCATAATCAACTTCCTCATAAAAGCTTTTCTAGTCTGAGTAGGTGCAATATCAATTTCAGATACATATATTTTTTCAGCAATTTCTTTCATTTTTTTATGTTAATTTTTTAGTCCAATCACTTTCTACACTTGCATCTTCATCTATAAAACTAGACAGCCTACTTTGCTCTCCAAATGCGTCTTTTTTGTATATAAAATAATCAGCTTGTTGTAAATATTTATAATCATCAACTGATTTTATATAAGCTTTTGAAGCATTATATATGTTATCAATTGAATATTTTGGATTCTCTAACATCCATCTTTGTAATTTTTCTCTACAACCATTTGTAGAGCCCATAGAACCAGGTTTCAATCCCTTCCATAGTTCTCTGTACTTATCTACAAAGTTTTCTAAATCACTATCGATTGCTCTTGATGATTTTTTAACTGTTTTTTTATTATTTATTGAGCCAATACTATCTATTGTAAGAAACTCTATTAAAAGCTTACCTTTTTCTCTGATTACATTTTCATCTTGTAATATTTTTATATAATTTTTTTCTTGTAAACTTAATAGATGTTTGTCTTCTAAATCATCTTCTTTATTATAGATGGATAATAAGCATACAAATTCTTTTAATGTAATATTTTGCTCTTTAAACAGATTTAAATCTATTATATAAGCTTTATCCATTAATCTGTCCTATTTTTATTTCAATAAACTTTACACTTTCTTTTTCTTCCCAAGTAAATCCTTTTGTTGAAAAATCTTTTTTATTAACAACAAATGCTTCAGGATAATTATACATCATAACTAGCCATTTAGGTTGAATAACTTTAGTTTTTTCTGTTTTACTCATCGAAATCAATTATATCTTCATTTAAACTTAACACATAGTCTTCTTCAAGCTCTGATGTCACGTATCCGTCACCATTACATAAATCACATTTCTTATATTCAAATCCACGTGCCTCTTTAGCTACCATAATTTCTTTAGCACCTACACATTTAGGGCATATTTCTAATCCTTTTCTCATAATTAATAAATTAAGTTATAATATTGTTTTATCGATTCTACTTCATAATCTATTCTATTCATATCTAAATAATCTGCTATAGCGTGAATACTAATACATAATCCTAATGATTCCCATATAAATTCAGATATTTCAATAGGATTAGATGTTTTATATTCTTCCATAATTAAATCAACAGCCATTGATAATTCTGAATAAGGTTTTGTTGCCATAATTATTTTGTTAAAATCCAATACGTTAAAAATAACTGTATATAATGTAATAATTGGTCGAATCCAATACTTACAAAAAAGTTATGTATTTTACCATTTTCCCATAACTTACTATTTAGCCTACTAGTAAAATAATCTGTTATTGTGTGAAAAATAAATGTAATAATTACGAATTTAGTTAAATCAAATTCATTATAATTCCAGTATTCAAAACTAAAATTTCCAATAACAAGTCCAACCCCAATTGCATACCAAAAAGAACTATATATAAATGTATGTGATAGCAAATCATTCCAGTTCTTACTTTTTCCTTTTGCTTGTTTATCTGTTTGTAATACAAAATCAGCAAACCAATGTATCGTTAAGATACTAAATATTTCTATTAAATTCATAAAAATTTTTTTATTATTTCATAATCAACTTCTTCAAATCTATCTTCTTCTATAAATTTCACCGTTGCTATGTATTTATCATTAAATCCTTTCATTGTTGTATTTCTAAGACCTGATAAATAACATAATTTACCACTTTTAGACGAGAATATATGTGCGTTGTAGGGTATTATATATTTAACACCGTTAATTTCATAATACCCTTCCCCACATCTTAATCTTTTAGAGTTCAAAACTTGTAGCTCCTAAATCGTGAGCAGTATCTTCAAAAACTTCTAATATATCGTCTAAATTTTTATCACGTTTTTTATCGTTATAAAAAATAGATTTATTAATAGGTTGACGTTGCTTTACTCCATTTTCATAGATATAAGTAACGTGACCTCCTCCTTCAAATTTAGCTGAATTTAGCTTTTCTAATAATTCTTGTTTAGTTTGTGGCATAATTTATTTATTTAATTTTTGTTTTACTAATTCTTTTAGTTTTTCTCTTATTATTTTTTTATAATGAGCTGATATGTCACGATGTAACATTATATCTGAAGCTTCTTTATAGGATAAACAAGGTTTATTCATTAAAATATATTCTTCAGCTTTTTCTTTTGTTGAATATAACACTTTACTTTTTATTAAATTAATATAATTAATTCTTTTTTCAGCAATACTCTTAGTTATTTCCCAATCTTCTGGGTAATGAATTTGATAATAATAATCATCTTCAAAAATATCAACACCATCTTCAGTTTGAAAAATTGGTTGTTTAGCTTTTACTAATTTATCTAAAGGTTGATTATATACCCAGCATCCATCTAAATTTTTGTAATTAACTTTAATATCATCATTAGTAACAAAAATATAATCGATAATACAAATTTTATCTATAAAACGATCATTTATAACTTTATCACCAACAGTAAATACTTCACCATCAGATAATCTTTTAATTGAGTGAATTTTATAAAATCTTTCACAATATTCTACAGTGTGTTCCTGCATAAATTCTTTAGATAAAAAATAATTATTTTTATTTTCTTTTATATAAATTGAAAGATTGTTTTCATTTAAATAAGATAATACTTCATAATCTTTTTCAATAATTTCTTCCCAAAATTCAGGATATTTACTACAATCAGATATAATATATTCATTTGTACATCCTAACTTAACACTTCCGGGATATTCTTTAATTAATTTATATTTTTTCATAATTAATGTTGTTTAATTAATGAATTTTCATATAAAACTGTATTATTTTTATTGAAGAAATAATCATCAATAATATTTTGTTTTTTGGTAGTAAATGTTGTTTTTGTGTGTAATAAATACACAGGAAATCCTAATATGTCTACACATATTCTGCAATAAAATAATACTATAATCTTTTTCATATTTATTTAGTTTTAATTAGTTAATTGTTTGTTTATCATATATTGTTAATTATTAAAAAATGTGGGCTTATCAGCCGCTGCTTCACCGTTACAACTCCTCTTTCAAGTTGCACTGAGTTCACCCACATTAATCAACTAACTAAACATATTATGAAAATGTTTGTGAGATAAGGAAGAATCGAACTTCCATACACGGATATTCACCGCCCTAGCTTACTCATCGCTATCTCATCACTTTTTACCAAAGTATCGACATTATACACGTATGTATAATTTATTATTTAAGCATATGGATCAGGCGTGTCATCGTCTAATATATACATTATAAATCCAATTAATATACCAGCTATAATTGCAGTTGTTATTGTCATAATATTTTTTGTTTTAGTTAATAATAAAATAATAGTGTAGGTTGTTAATCTACATTTCCCCAATTATAAGTTTTATTCTTATGTTATACGACTAGATTTAAGAATTTATATAACTGCTTATAATTGTTACATCTACTGATAAGGGTGCTAAACGTTTGCACTAACTATTATTTTTAACACATACACACTTATTTGTGATCTAAAAAGTAATCGAACCTTTGACCTACTGATTATGAGTCAGTTGCTCTAACCTACTGAGCTATTAGATCGTTGATAGAACTTCACATACTATGTAATCCTATTCTATCTGGTAACACTGAGCTGTTACAGGGTTTGTCGTGATGCTAACTACATCCACAAACACGATACTTTCTTAGTGTTAGATCAAGTATCACAATCTTAACTGATTGATTATCAGTACTATACGTGGAGGTGGCGGTAATCGAAACCGCGTCGATCAATACTTTTGTTATATAATTTTATACAGCTTTTTGTAGAATTTAATCTTTAATGTCCCTTAAAAACTACTAAATGTGGACTAATACATAAAAGTTGCTTCTACATTGTAAGGGTTTTATGCTAAAATAATTTACTTCCTATTACTTTATGAACTGGTAAATCAACAGAATCCTCATAACCGTCGATAGGATACGTTTTGGTTCAGGGTTAGCGCACAACGCGAATTCTAACTTGCTGACCGTTTTAAACTTATGCTGCCAATTCTAATTCACCATAAATGATGTCAGATTTAACCTCAGTTCCACCATTTAAGATGTTATGAACTACTTGCATATTCGCTGATACTTGATCTTTGCCGTTTAAAAATATTCACCTTAGTTTACAGTTATCTCTCTGGCTGAATTATATAATTACTTGCACAACCTCAAAACCTGGCACCCCCTTTATTTATTTTATTATAAAACCATTGGAATTAATAGTTAATTCCAATGATTTATTTTTATACCGAATTAAGACTTGTTATATAACACTCTTTTTTAAAGATTTTAGTCTATTCCAGCGTTTATTTATTCTTCTTCATCATCTTCTTCTTCATCATCTTCTTCTTCAATAGCATTGCCTGCTTCTTGAAAAGCTTCAAAATATTCTTTTGTTAAAGAATCAACGCCTTCAATTTTAGCAAACAATTTAGCCGCAGTAGCATTAAATTCTTTCTTTTTGGCAACTTCTAAAGCATTTAATTTTTTACGTTCTTCAACAAGTGAACTGTTTAAAGTAACGTATCCTTTCAACATACTTTTTAAATCTTCTTTTACTTGTTTAACAGTAGCTTCAGATTCTTCCTTAAATAGTTCTTCAACTAATTCTTGCATTGCGTCTTTTTTTACTTTGCTAGTAAGTTTAAGATTTTCTGGGCCTTTAACAATTGCTGTTAATTTTTTAACTGTTTGTTCAAATCCAGCTAATACTTTTTTAGCTTCTTTACCTTGATCTTGATTTTGATTTTCTGTATTCATTTTTATTTAATTTTAAAAAGTTATATTTTCTAATTTTTCGTAATCAACAATACCGTCTAGGTTTGTTATTTTTGTGTAATCTTTTGTTTTATCATTTATTTGATGTAAATCATTAAATTTTATAAAGTCAAATAATAGTATAAATTTATTAAATGATGTTGCAATTGTAGTTTGATTCAATTCAGATAAATTTAAATCAATATTAATTAACTTATTTTTATCTATTATATATAATGGATAATTATTTCTAATATATTGATTATATATTATCCAACTAAATTTTTGTTTAAAGAATTTAGCAAAGTAACTTCTAAATAAACTTAATCTATCATTATAGTCAGGTTTTTTATCATTTAATTCCCAATTATGTAATACTCTATTAAATTCTAATATAGTATTTTCAATAATATACTTAAATTTTTCATTTTGTACATCATCTGTTAATGTTATATTTTCCATTTTATTGTAAATTTTTTCATATTCATAATTTTAATATTTAGTTTATTTTGTAATTTAAAAAAAGACTCTTAACTTATTAATCAAGAGTCTTTATATATATTAAAAGAGTGTTTAAGGCACACTCTTTGAAAGCCTAAATTAGAAAATGAAAATAGCTTTTATACTATAAAAGTTGTTCAGGTTACAAACGTTACTTTACTTTAGTCGCTTTATTACTATTTTCCTATTAATTATCCAGTGGCGAGTGCTGGTGAGTTTATGAGACTTAGCCTAAAACTGCTGTACGATTTCAATATAAATACCTTCTCGAATATGGATTTAGCGATGTGATCCCTTAGCTCGTAACCATTCTACTTAATTAATAGTTCTTCTAAGTTTTTGTTAAGTGAGACTAATTCAGCCTCGTTTTTTTCTAATTCGATGAGTTTATCTTCAATCTCTTGTTTTCTAAATTCAACAAGATTTCTATTTATTTCATCTAATAAATACTTTTGATCTTCTCTACTAAAATTTTCAGTAATATAACTTACTAATCTTTTAGCTTCTAATTGAGCGATCTTTTGTATACTTGGTATATATCTTATTAATAGATGGTTAAACCAAGATTTAACCCTTTTATTCATTATCCTTTTACAGTTAATTTAACTTGATAACGAACTTTATTTCCAAATTTTACAAACTTGTCAACAATGCTATTTCTCAATTCTTGTTGATTTTTAAATGGAGTTTCATATACACCCAACACTTCTTTTTCTTTTTGAATTTTCATAATCTTTAATTTATTTAGTTATTTAATTTATTTAGTAGCGGGAATAGGATTCGAACCTATGTAACTGAGCTTATGAGACTCGGCTGGAACCAACTCCAGTCCATCCCGCAATATGAGTTTCTAAATGGATTCGAACCAATACTAATAGTTTTGCAAACTACTGCACTACCGTTATACTATAGAAACATTTAAAGATAGGGAACATTCGTTAAAACATTCCCTTCTCTTCTATAAAATATGTGGTACGAAAACTTCTTATTCCACTTTCTTCCTGCACTTTTGTGCTTGTCCGAGATATTTTATTATCTTATAAAGTATTCTATTAGATATAGCTTTGGCGCTGTATACAAGAATATTAGATCGTATAAATTTGTTGATAATATAGCAAGTCCTCCAAATACACCTATTAAAAATATTACCGCTGGCGGTGGTGAATCAAAAAAATCATTTTTATTAATATATTTTGCTGATTTGAACGATAAAACCCATCCTAAAATAATAATTAAAACACCAATGGATATATAAAATATATTTTCATATAGATGCCATTGATAAAACTCTTGAATTAATTCAGGGGCTTGTTCAATAACAAATGTACCTGTTTTTTCAGCTAATGCCAATCCTTTTTCCACTACTGTAGCTAACACATCGTCTAACTTAGACGGTTCTGTTTCATTAGACGCATAAAACGTTGTCGATAGCATAAAAAATGCTAATAATAAATACTTTTTCATAATTTTAATTGTTTTAACTGTTTTTTGTTTAATTTAATTCAATACTTAATAATTTTTCAGGCAAATACTTTTCAGGACAATGTAAATATATATTATCATTATATCCTATGTATTGTAATATTTGAGCATCAGTTTTTTCCCAATTGCTTTGCTCTGTTACTGTTAAATATGGTTTATTTATTTTATTATCTATAACCACATTTACATCTTCAAGGTTTAATTTTAATAGTTTATAATAACTATTATCAACCTTTACAAACATTTTTATAACATCTCTCCTTTCCTCACTTGAAGAATATCCTCCCATTATAACAAAGAAAGAGCCACTACTGTTTTTAGTAATGATTTCTTTACTTACAAGTTGCCTTAATTCCATTTTAGTTGTTGAAACTGTTCCATTAGTTTCTTGACAACTTACAAATATTCCTAAAAGAAATATTAATAATAATACTTTTTTCATAATCCTAGTTCTAATTGATTTAACATTTGCATACCAATGTGCTTTGGTTCTGCTTTGGTTATTCCCGTAACCACAGTGTATTGTTTTGATTTATCACTAAATCTATAATCATTAAGAACAAAGTTCCAATAGATATTCCATAGAAGATTCATTTCTGTTTTTGAAATATAACCTAATTTGAAGTATTTATTCTTAATAGAAGATAAGTTATCTAATTGCACCAAACGAAGATGCTTCTTCATTTCCACACATAAACAGGCGCTTAACATTGATGTTACTTTAATACCTGTATAACCTTGTTGTTGTAATACTGTAGCTGTTTTCATAATTTTGCTTTAGTTTAGTTTTAAAAATAACCGACTATAACGGTTTAATAAGGATATTATCCACCTTAAGTTTTGAATTTCACTATTTATAAGATTTACTTACAATGAAGCTTTCAAAGTTTCACGGAATATAACTATCATATTCGTTATATTGCGACTCATAAATATATTATACTTTATTCTTTTTAATCTTTTTAGTAGTAATAATTATATTTTTATCAATACTATTATCCTCTAAAGACTTTGTTTTTGCTTTAGGTTTTCTTGGTTTATATTTTCTTTTTGCTTTTGCAACAACATTGTCTTCTGATACATAAGGATCCAATGGTGATTTATGCTCTACTTTATTTTCTTTAATAGTTGTATGGTCTGGCACATATACATTTAGCATAACTACTAAGAAAATTGCTAGTATTATTATAATTGTAATCATAATTTATTTATTTAATTGTTTTTATTTCTTTTTAAATTGTTCAAACCATTCTTTCATTTCTTTTTTATCAATATCATTATTACAAGAAGATTCAAACAAAATTTCTAACACTTCTTCCTCACTATACATTCTTTTAGCTTGCCATTTAACACCACTAATAAACAACATTCTGTCTACTTGTCTATCTACTCCTGGGTATAATCTTTCAGCAGCTTCTTCAAGTGTTTCTTGTTTGTCAAAATCAATAAACTCGTAAGCACTACTTCTTCCTTCCATTACTTCTTTTGTAGTTAGTACTTTAGATTCATGTTTGAACTCCTTAATCTTTTCATCAAACTCATCAATGTTTTTATTGATTAATTCAACGTGTTCTTTCGGAAGATAACCATAATCAACACCAGTGGCATCAACACACCTATCGCATTGCTCTAAACATTTATCATCATAATCAACTTCATCACCACAATAGAAATTCTTTTTAGGTTCTTCTTTTGGAATTATTATTTTGTAAAATATCTTATTAGATAATTTGTAATACACATCGTCTTTATACATTCCGTGTTCAGCCTTATCAACCTCAACACTCTCACAACCTGGATTTTTAACAAACCATTCTAAAAATTCATCATCAATAGCTTGTACACCATCTTTCATTAAGTCTTGATCTGTTGTTAGGATGATTTTTTTACACCAATGAGAAAGACATATATTTTTTTCACAAATTATATCTTCACATTTACCAATTTTATCAGTAAGTGCTACAAAAAACCAATCTCCTTCTTTAATTTCTTCATCAGAAGTGATATAGATGTTTTTACATCTTTTATCTATAGTTAGATTTTTGAGTAATGTAAATTCTTTACCAGATGATATTAACTTACTTGATTTTTCTGTTAATAATATATGTATGTTTTTCATTACCATCTTGTTTCTTTAGGACAATTCCTTGAAATTTCTTTTAATTCATTTGCCAACCAAATGATAAAGTTTTCTATTCTATTTCTTAAATTATTCATAATATTTAATTGTTTAGTTTATATTTATTTTAGCACCCTTCATTATAGCCTTGCAAGTTAGCCCTCGCTGCTTACTTAATGATTAAGGTCACGTAGTTAAGTAGGAGACCGCTAGGGAATATTATTACTCTTTCTTTTAACTACTTGCTGAGAACTCATTTGTGTTGTAGTGATT